TTCGCATGTTTTTAAGTTGATCAACAGTAATACCGGCTTTATCAGCAATGTCTTCTAAAGTGATTGCATAGCCTGTAGCTTGAACTTGACCCCACAATGTGTCCATGTCAAACGCCGCAATATCGTCTATTAAGCTAAATGCGTGTTCAAAACGTAAGTTTAACTCTTCTAGTTTAGCAATTGGTCCTGCAACGTCTGATCCCATCAATTCATTAAGGCTTAGTTTTTCTAAATCTGTCTGAGTATCACTAAACAACCTTAACGATCTAGTTAAACTAATAACTGACTCTTCGTAAGCTTCAGTTAAGCCAGTTGCTGAACCTATTTTAACTAATGCGGCATCAAAAGCAGTACCTAATTGTGTTTCTAGCTGATCAATAGTTATGACCATGCTCTCAAATGCAGCCGTAAGTGCTGTTGAGTTTTTAAGCATATCAAATAATACTTCAGCAGTTAGTTCGCCTGCTTGTGACATTTCACGTAGCTTGCCAACACCAATGCCTGTTTCATCTGCCATAATAGATAGTGTTGATCCAAGCCCTTCAACTAAACTGTTGAATTCATCACCACGTACTGTGCCTGATGCCATTGCTTGGCCAAACTGTCTAATAACACTAGAGGATGTAGCCGCATCTGCGCCACTAACTGCTAATGCTTGTGATAATTTACCAGTAACTTTAATAACGTCTTCTTGGCTAGCACCCATCTCTTTAGTAGATAAAGTTAGCTTGGCATATAAGTCAACAGTGTCAGCAAACGCCGCTCTGTTTTTAACAGCTTCATTGCGTAGTAGTGCAGTTGTTGCCGCAAGTTCTTGCTCTGAGCTTGTTATTAAGCGTAGTTGGTTCTGATATTTTTGGAATTCTTTGGTACTATTAATAATAGCTTGACCAAACTGTACTACTTCTCGTAATGCCAAAGCGGCTGCAAAGCCAGCGGCAGCTCCTTTTAATCTATTTAGACCTTGTACTGCTTGTGTGGTATCAAGCGTTAATCTATAATTGTCTGTTGCCATGCTACTTTCCCATTATCTGTTTAACACGCTGTCTGATAAAAGCCATTGTTGGTTCTACCATGCCCCTAGGTGCTTGTTTACTGTGACCTTCATTAAGTTTAGTTGCATAGTGATAATTTGCAATAATAACTTTATTCTTTAATACTGTTTTACGTCTTGCATTGCCTGTGCGCCTAGGAGTAACACTCTTAAACTTAAACGCCGCTTGTGCAGGAAGTTTGTCAAGCTCGCTTTGAATTCTTCGCAGTTTGGGATTGATTTTACTGCTTGTTCTAGTTAATTTAAAGCTCATTACTACTCTCCCTTACTCGTTGTTCATTGCGTTTGCTCTACTAACCATATTTAACAAATCTTGCTGTGTGTGTTTAGCAGTACTTTTACCGTCTGCTTCATCTCTTGCTTTCTTGTTACAATACGCTTCGTAACCAACAGCTAATTCTGCTGTCCTAATATCTATTGAGTTTCCATGAGCCAGTACTTGCGAGGGTAGTTTACCGTATCGCTTGGCTATAAAGTCTAATGTTAGCCAAGCCTGAAGTTTGTTATCTACACTTTCGTAGTCTGGCTCATGGAGTTTCCCAAGTTTTCTACCACCTTACTAATAACACGCATTGTTACTGTTGGTGGAAGTGTTGCTCCGTCTGCTAGGATGGGCTTACCCTTTTCGTCCAATACCATAGTTGTTAACACACTTGCTAATTCTGAAACATTGTTCTCTGATACGTTTGCCATCTTCATGTATGTGTCCATGTCTTGACGATCATATATCCAAAAGTCTACTGCTTCCCCAAATTCTTCATTTGTGGCTTCGTCATCTAAGGTAATTTTAATTAATTGTGGCTTTGCTGCCAATTGTGATAAGTTCATTCTGTTAATCCTGTTGTCTGTTGATCAATCTATTTGCAAGCATTACAACAAAGTTTAGTCTGTTGGTTGCTTTCTGCAAATCTGCTTGTGCACAACGCACTTCGTTCTTAGCCTTAGCAGTTTCAGCTAGTAAGCTTCTTAATAATTCTTCATCTGTCTTTGAGTCTAATAAATCCATAAATCTTCCTACAATGTATTTAGCACATAAAGAGAAACAGGGTTCCAAAAAGAAACCCTGTTCTAGCGTGTGCCTTCACATGCTTTAAGCTACGGTGTAATCGCCATCTACTGTAATAGTAATTGGAGATACCCATACTGGGCTGTCTGCAGATACAGTTGGTGATAAACCAGTAATGTAGCCTGAGCCACTTATTGTTTTACCAGTTGCGCCGCCATCAGTGTCACCTAAGTAAAGACTAAAGTCAACCTTTGTCTTTGCCGCAGATGCGCCCCAAATTCCCAAGCCAGCAACAGTAATTGTATCTGCTCCTGAGCCAAAGAAACTTGCTTGTTCTAGTACTAGATTCATTCCCAAACTGTTAGTTGCTGTAGTAGCAATTTGTAGTTTAGAAGCTGAGTCTAATTGTGTCCAAGTAAATACGTCATTTGCCGCGTTTACCGTCACGTCCTGCAATGCAGGGATAGTTGTTCCGGAGTCTGAGCCATTGCTGTTAACACTAAGACTTAGTGTTGACATTGCGGCTGCTACTCCTGGTGCTGGGTATATGTATGCCATGTTGGTTTCCTTTTAAGTTAGTTGTACATATCTTAGTTCTAACGTTGTGACTATTAAATCGCTTACAAACTCTGTAGTTACATCACATTCTCTGGTGTAAGCACCAACGATTGTAGTAATGTCCTTTGCAGCCTTTAATAAACTCACTAATGCGTCATAGTTCGCCGGAACTTGTTTAGCGTCTGCAGTAAAGTAGACCCTGATAATATTTGTTTCATTGGATAACGAAAAACCGCCTAAGGTTTGTATCACTGGAGTAGTTTCTACTTGTAAAGGTTCTACGTAAATTCTCTTAACGTTTTTAATGTAAAGTGGAATTCCTGCATCATCATATGGTAAGTCATTTACTAGTGTAAAGCTCCCCAGTGATAAACCTCTAATGTAGTCTTGTACCAGTTCTCTCATTACCTAATCCTTTTTAGATTGTATTGGCCTGGGTCTTTTTCATCTGATGATATAGTACCATCATTGTCAAAGTCATACCAATCACCTGCTGTGATAAGTTCACCGAATAACGATTCTGACTTGTTATTGTAATATCCAATCTTCTGTCTTTCTGCGTTGTCCTCATTACCAAAGTCTGCTACCTTAGGTAGTATATACTCTGCTAATGCTGTATAGACGCAAAGATCTGTGAAATCATTAAGTCTAGCTTTGATCTTACCAGCGTCAAGTGATGGAATGTCAGCACTACTTGTAATGCCAACACTACTACGATCTAAGTAATAGCTCTTCCACCACTCACTAGCCCTTAGCTGTGTAAGGATTCGTTCAGTTGATCTAACTAAGATATCTTCTATAATATCATCAGTTAAGCCTTCATTATTTTCAAATAAACGCTGATCTCTGTTATAGACATCATCATACTCAGCAAAGCTAAGTGTATTTCCACTCTCAATAATAAAGGCCATCTACTGTTACTCCTGTTTAATTATACGTTAATTAACTGTATGCCACGTGCGGCTGATACAACGCCAACGCCTGCATGCAAACTAGCAACAACATCGTTACCAACAGCTTCTGGACGTCTGCCAACTTCAATGTCAACATTCTTTTGCATAGCAAGACGCATTGCGTCCTGACCAAAGATGAATCCACTGTGTGCGGCTGGAACTAAAGCACTTTGGAACATTTGTACACCAGCAAAGGTGCCAACATAACCATTACGTAAAGCTTCAGTTTGGAAGTCACCGCCACCAATGTTAGCATTAGCATAAAGTGATTTCATTAAGATTGAAGCTTCAGCAGTTGAAAGGATACCGTAAAGCATTCCCATCTCGCCTGCGCCACGAATCTGTGCAACAGCATCAAAGATTGAATCTGATGTCATTGGTACAGAGTCAGTAGTTGACTCTGTAAGGCTTGCTGCCATAGCTGTCAATACTGCTGTGTCAAATGCTGATGCAACTGCGTTGCCCAACACACGACCCAATTCACTTGGATCAATTCCACCCAAGTCACGTACAACGGAACGAGCCGCATACAAGTTAACTGGGATAGTAACACTGTTGTCTGCAATTGCGTTAACAGTAAGATCTGCTCCAGCGTCAGCAGTAATTGCTTGACCAGTAACAGCACCAAGTACAGGTACTTGAGCGCTTTGTGACCCAGCTGGTACATTTACCATTGGGATTAAGTTTCCGCTTAAGAAAAGCGATTGTTCTTGTGCCGCATAAATTGTTGCGGCTTTGGTTGGTACTACTAGACCGTCTAGTGTAAAACCTGACATATATTCGTTAGCCATGATATTCTCCTAAAGATTGGCGTTATATTAAAGCAAGCCTTTTGACTTTGCTTCTTTGTATATCTTACGATGCTCTGGATTAGTTAAATCCAAGTCACCAAGATTAAACTTTGACGAAACATTACCGTTAGATACGTTTGTCTTAGTATTAGTTGTAGTGTTACCTGCAACTTTGAAGTGCGGGTTACTGTCAAGGAAATCCTTAACTAAATCATCTACGCTGAACAAGTTTCCTGATTCATTGTAGCGAACGTTACCTGTATCATCCAATACTTCAACATCGTCTCCGCTTTCTGACAATCTAACACTATCGTTCAAAAGTTGTCTAACTTGTGATGGATTAATGCTTTTATGTCTTGCCGCAGAATCAAGTAGTGGGTTAGTAACCTTGTACTCCTTGATCAAGTTGTCTCGTTTATGGATTTCTGCATCCTTTTTTGCAGCCAATTCCTGCAGGGTTTTTTCAAACTCACCACGCTTCAAAGCTTCATCAGTACGACGTTTCTCATCTGCATCACGTAAGCCCCGGAGTTCTTGTGGATCTCCCAAGTCTTCGTATGGTTTTAGAAGTTTACGTTCAATTGATCCACGCATTCGCGCCATCATGTTGTCTACTTCTTCCTGTGTATAGTTCTTGGTTGCTACCTGATTTTCAGTTTTTACGTCCTGGTTTTCAGTTGCCGCATCGTTTGCCAATGTTGTATCGCTCATTGTAAGCTCGCCTCCTTAAGAGTGTGTTTGTAATATTGTGTACACAATAAATTAATTATTAAACTTATTGTAATGTTATTTATCAATTGCCCGTAAATACATTGCAGTTATGGCGCAGTCCTACGTTTCTTAATTCGCTTGTTAACAGCCCTTGGCTTGAATGTACCTTTTTGTATACCCATACCTTTATTAAAGCTACTGGAGTGAGGGCTTCTTATACCCCCACCCCTTCTAGCATATGCAAATCCAGCTCTGTGTCCACCACATCCGTGCTTGCATACACTACCGCGGAACCTAGCCATTTAATATTTCTTCTTCTTAGACTTAGGCTTCTTCTTTTTCTTCTTGGCATATGCCATATTACTCTCCTTGGTGTATCCAACCCTGTGCTACATAAGCAAGATGTTCTTCTTGCGTGTTAACAATAACCTGTGCATTGTCTGCTGGATTAATCATAACATGCGGTACAAAGTCGTCTAGATCAATGTCTTCAATGTCCATCCACTGTAGTAAACGCTTGTCAATTTCTTTAATAACTCTTTTATCTGTGGCTGTTTCACGTGCTATTCTAAGTTGTCCAACTTCTGCACTTGTGTCACGTATGTTAAAGCTACCTGGATAATCTAGTTCACCGTCCCATACTGTTCCTTGATAGTAAGCATAGAACTTCCAAATTTGCTCTTCAGCAAGTTCTAGTTGATCCGCTTTCTCTGATAGTTTAGCATTAAGCAATTGGAATTCTGTTTCCATAGCAACTCCGCTCATTGTGCGACTTTCAGTTGCTCTTACTGCTCCAGTGTTGGCCATCTTATCAATAGCTTCAATGGTATGGTTGATTGATTTGTATATACTGTCTATACTTGCACCACTAAATTCAAGTGCGTATGGCTTCAGTCCTGGATCTAAGTTGTCTGGCATGTGTATTAAAGCACCTGCGCCTGTGCCAACGTTAGTCTCTGGCGTGGCTACTAGACTTGTATGCGTGTCTAACTTAATTGATTCAACAGCTTCACTTGTGCAATTGTAAATCATTTTTTGTGCGTCTGCAATGTCATTGATGTCACTAATGCCAATGCCTCTGACAGTGCTTCTTGTATTGTATGCACACACCGCTGGGATCCATCCCAAGCCATTTGGTTCTACTTCATAATCTTTAACGGATTCTTCGTCACCGTCTAAGGTGTATGTAGTAATAAAGTCTGGCGTCCATTCTTTAACAACAGTTATACTGCCATTGGTGTCTTCAATATACTTAAAGTAATCCAGCACGTACTTACCATTGGGTTGACGTGTCCAGTTCCAGTCAGTAACTACTAAAGGTGTTAACATTGTTAGGTACGGACGTACTTGTGATTCAAGTTCGTCTGCCATACTAACAGCGCCTACGTTGGGCTTAACGCACATAATCCAAGCGTGACCAAACACACTAGTCCATACGTTTACTTCTTTCATAAATTGGTCTAGGCTGCGACCATCGTGATCAACGTCACGCATAAAGTTTCTAATGCCTGGGCTGTTTTCAAGTGATCCAAGGTCTCTCTTAGGTTGATCTCTAAATAAGAAGCTTGTGTACACATTAATAACACTGCGACAGTGATTTTCTAATGGAGTTGTTTCAAGTCTAGCATCGTACTCTCTACCGTTTTCTAATTGGTAGTGGAACAAGTG